ATCATTCCAATGTTTGGTGCCACAGCAAGCATGGGACAAGACTTTCCTCCAGTCACGTACGAAAATGAATTCATTCCCGTTGAACGTCAACTTCGCAGGCACCAACCAAACCCATCATCGGTCTAACAAGGTCTGGATCATTCCAATGTTTGGTGCCACAGCAAGCATGGGACAAGACTTTCCTCCAGTCACGTACGAAAATGAATTCATTCCCGTTGAACGTCAACTTCGACTGGCAGAAAACAATATCGCTAAGTTCTCTTGCGACATTCTCGATCTTCAACTCTTGCCCGTATTTCAAGAATTCGTCTTGCAAGCCACTACTGACTTTACCGAACTCTTCCTCTTCCACTATAACCAGCAAATCGTCACCATCATCCAATATTTCGTAGTTTCTGATGTTCAGTGAACGCATCGCAGTTCGGATCATGATTACGGCGAGAAGACAGTTGCCCAAAGCGGTATTAATATCCCCGGACATACGGCCCCCTCGTACTCTATACTTACAACCGTTCTTGGTGACACAACGGTTGTTGACCTGCCATTCCAATAAGCGCTTAAATTCCGGATGACCTGGAACTAAGCGCTGATAAAATTCATGCTCGATTCGAAGTACACCTTCACTTACGTGTTGGTCCCACCTCGAACAGTCTACACTAAAGCAAACTGGCTTTCGAAACAATGACATTTTATCAATTATGAGAGACGCTCGATCTTTTTGATTTAAACCTTTAGCTACTTCTCGCAACCCTGATCTTCCTTTCAGGTTATAAATGACATGTTCTATTGGTCTTAAGTACTGAGCTACCATGAGATTGTATCTTGGTGATCTTGATTGTATCATTCGTGGATCTGGATTTACTTTAGCTTCTGGGTTTATCTTCTCTCCCTTAACAAAAGCCTTGATGTAAGCATCTTTCTCCCAGACAGCGCAAGTCTTTAAAGACTGATAAGCATTCTCGTAAATGCGCTTCCTTGCTCCACTGAACGATTCGACCACTCTTTCCAGCGACCATGGTTCAAGACACCTCCCCCCAGCCATCCGAATGGCCGTTTTCCTCAGGTCACGTAGACCATCATCTGTGGGAAGTGGCACCTTGCCAAGGACACGATTTCTCGCTGAAACAATTTCATTACACACGCAATCACTATGTACGAATGGCGTCCACAGACCACGAACTTCAGGTATTATTCGGATCAGGTGGCGCTTTGTATTATGCTCCCAACAGTGCGGCAGACGTACGCACCCGTGACCTGCAGCGACCTCCTTTAACTCCTTAGGATACGCGCAGACCCCGGGCACCCGCACGGGGCCCCTCTAACGACGAGTTGGTAGATGCCAAGCCGACCGCCACAAAGCGGCTGCGTCAGCCCAGTATCTCCTCTTCAAGACGTACGCTCCGGTTGTTATCGTCGCGGCTGTTACCATCGTCCCCACGATGATGGCAGGTGTTCGATCTTTCAAATGACCACCGAGCATCGCAGCACCACCTAAGATGGCACCCGCTCCCAGTGTCCATTTCCAAGCCGGGCCAACATTCTTTGTGATGTCGACCATTTCCGTAACCGCAGAATTATTAATCGCGATCAGCCGCATGGCGTGTGGATCTCCAAATGTCCCAGCCGAGGCGCTATTTTCCATCTCGGTCGGAACTAAAGCGCGCTTGCAGATTGTAGCGAGAAGCGCCGGATGTAGAGATTCGTCTTGATAAATTCCCAGATCATCGTGGTGTAACGCCAACCAAGCCGAAGCACGGTTGCGCATCTTAGCGAGCGACTCCTCGTCGCGAACGTCCCACGCTGCGTATTTAAACAAGCTAGCATAAAGGCATCCCGGTACGTTCTCCCGAATGCATGCTCGATAATAGCTGAGATCTGAATCAGCTCTTCGGGCGTCACCTGTTGTAACTGCCAACTTGAGATCTGGGCTTGAAACGCCTCCGCTGCCACTCGTTGTTGCTCCAGCGTTAACATTGCTGGCTGTGGTTGCTGTGGTGGCGGTTGTCGTCGTCGTAATCGGTTCTGTTGTTGTTGTTGTTGAGAGTGCGGTCGATATCGCTGCCGCAACAGCTTCGCACGCCCTGTCATCGGCGTACTTTCCTGGTGTTCCTCTTGACCCTCGCTTCGTTGGTGTGGGTTTCCAAGTCCCTGTAACGATGGCCTCCTCTGGAGCCGTTTTGCTTGCACCATCGCTATCCTTCGATGGTGCATTCCCAATGATAACTGCACCCTTACGCCTGAGGAATTCAACGAGGTTCTTATCGTTGATGCCGGATACGTACAAGCATCCCTCGGGTTTATCGTGGTGTGGGCCCGGACCGATGAGCACGCATAACTTCTTGTCGCGCAAGGCTCGATCAACTCTTCGGTCTGTGACATGTCGCGTTAAGTACTGCTCTTCTGTGCAGGTCATATCTTAATCGCTGGAACGCCGACGTAACCACCAGTGGTTAGCTG